TGATCCGCACGGTTTGTACATACTATGCGATGTGTTTCTTTTCTTTTTTTCATTTCTTCCACGGCTTTCCATCAATGGAAACAGGTGTGCATTGCTCTTCGTATGGTTTACGTTGGCAAAATAAACCTTCATAAGGTTTGCCGCTGTTACTTGTGCCGTTCCTATAAATACGGCAAGCAAAGCTTCCGTGCTTGCAGTGAGGCTCACCAGTTTGTTCGGCTGGCTGGACAATAGGCGCAGGATCATTAGGACGCTGCGCTGCTATAAAGTCAGCAAGTTCCTGTGATTCTGTTATTACCGCTTTTAAAGGTGGAACAGAGCGCAGAGTTGGCGTGGAAAGGGTCACGTTCTCTGCGCTTTGTCCATTGCTATCAGCGCCCCAGAGATCAAGTGCAACGCCAAAGCGCATCGCTGCATTCTTAATCGCATCGCTGATAGCTGTTTTCACCGCATCTGCACCTTTTTGATGCGGCTCGGAAGCTCCGTATCCAATACGCGTTACTCCACATATTGTTAATTTAATCCAGATTCCGTTGTGTTCATCTAGTTGTGGCATTCCATTTTCTGCTAATGCCATAGGAGCCCAATACCAGGTGGGGTCGACTTCAATCAATCGGTCGGTAACAACCGCGTGGTTGATGTAATTATAAGAACGAGCGCCCATCACCTTTTTTTCTACTTGGCTGTCTTTAAAAGGTGCGCGTAACTTTGCTGCTTGTATGTCGTCCATTATTCAATCTCCGTTCTGCGTTTGGTTTCTACGTAGCTATTAAGCCAGGGCAAGGTTGTTAGGCGATGCTCGCGCATTGCCTCTAGCACGATCTCGCGACCTTCAGGTGCAAAACGAGTCGATACATAAGGAGCTTTGGTCTCAATAGACATAAAGTCCAGGATTTCTCCATTTAAGGTGCTAAATATCTTTCCATCAGGTGTCATTGCTAGGGTTTCTGTGTATTTCTTTCTAAACCCATCGCGCACCTTTGGTTCAATTTCCGTTGGGAAATTCTCATTTACCCACTGCAAGAACGCACTTTCATTTGTAATAACGAAGGCCACGTCTCGGCTTACAAGGGTGACTTTAGCGACCTCTTGATTGTCGATGACTGCTTTGGTCATATCAGCGCCGACGTTAGTAAGCTCATCCTTTGCTAATTCGCGCAGAGAATTTGTCGCTTCAGTAACGGCGTCTTTGATGACGGTTAACGCTGCAAGTTCGGCAGCGATTTCTTTCAGGTTCATTTACTCACTCTCTAGTTGTTCGGATGACTAGGCTGTAACAAGACTTACACACATCCGATATATGTGCTTGCTCTCTGATGTTTATGTATTTCGCCCATCTTTGTACTTTAGGGTTGTTCTCGATCAGGCAGATGCTCTTGCCACGTATATAAACGTGTATTTTTTCACCTAAACCTAATCTCACCAGTGATACTTCAGCCTCAGTACAAGAGCGAAGTACCGCTGTAGGTTTGCTTAATTGCTCAACAATAACGAGAGGCGTTATGGTTTCTGCAATCATTGTTCAATCCGTGAAGATGGATGCTTCCGTCCTGCTACGCGGCCACGTGAGAATCCCTGTTGATGGCCGTAATAATGTCCGACGTAATAACCACAGGTAAAAATAGTTACGCCGATAATCCATATAAACAGATCTGTGTATTGCTGTATGAACTCAATCATTTCTGTCCCTTTGCCTGAAGGGTTAGGAGCTTTCAGGCTTCATAAGGTTACGCCTGAGTCCAGACAGAAAGCGCCTGCGCCACGCCAACCTCAAGGGTTACTTTAGGCTCAAAACCCAGGCTGCTAAGGAAGGCAGGGTTGCCCACCCTGTAATTGACTCCTTTAGGCGCACCCTCATTGACCTCAATTCTGGGCTTGTAGCCCCCACCCCTAGACTTGATGACCAGGGTTGCTAGTTCGGCAAAGGCTGTGGCCCTGCCTGTGGCTAGATTTGCCGTTATGGATAGGCGATCCTGGGCCATTGCCAGGCTGATAGCCACGATGTCGCTTATATGAATCCAATCGCGCACAGTTAGGGTTGACCCCCAGATTGTAAAAGGGTCCTCTAGGCGTACGGCTCTATCGATAAAAGCTCTGAAAGGGTAGCTAGGGTCTTGCTCTGCTCCGTACCCACTGAATGGTCGCAGGACCGTGACCGTAAGACCCTCGTGGCGTAGATGCTCGCAAAGCATCTCACCGGTCAGCTTTGCCCAACCGTAAGTCATATCAGGCAAGCGAATATCTTTTAAATTGATGTCGTTTTCTGTCAGCCTTCGTTTATAGGCTCCTGTTTGTAGCTCTATCGGATACGCGGCGCTGCTTGAGAAGTACAGAATATGACCTGGAATTGTACGCATTGCCCACGAAGCCATCTCTGCATCAATAGCTAAATCAACGGCCAAAGCCAGTGGATTGCCTTCTATCATTTGACGACCACCTACAACGGCTGCCAGATGTATCACTAGATCATAGTGCGTGTCATTTTCTCGAAAGAAGTCCCTGGCGTCATTTCCATCTTTTATATCCACCAGAGTTAAAGTGTGGCTTTCTAATGCGCGCACGAAGTGTTGTCCTACAAAGCCTCTATACCCTGTAATTAATATTTTCATACTAAGGCCAAGACAAGTTCTTTGTAAGTGTCGCTGGCTATAAATGCCTCAAATACTTTTCTGTCGTGTTCGTAGTATTCAGGAGCGTTTACTCTGGCGTAATGTTCATCCATCGTTGCTTTAGCAGCAACAGGATGTAGATGCTCTATTACGATGTCGTGCGAGTAATACAAGCCGTTTATGTCCCTACCTAACTGCAACCAGAAATTGTCCAGGTATAGATGCTTAGCCCCAGGCTGCACCATTCCACGTAGTTTTTCGACTATGCCTCGCGTCATCAAACAAGCCGTAGGCAGGTTGCCCTGTTGCAGTAGATCATTGCCGTACGCGATGCCTTGTTTATTGCCTGGAATTGTTAGCTTTAATAGGTAATCCCAATACTTAGTGCGCGGCAAATGATCATCGCCCATAAAGCCGAAGTACTGATAGCGGTCGTACTTTTCATCATTTAATAAAATCATCGCTGCCATATTTAAAGGCTGCGCCATTCCACCAGAGGTGTGCAGGTTTGTAATAATTCCTATGTCAGGTATCTGTTCATAATCGCGCATACGCGGATCATCTATATCGCAGACAAAGAATAAGTCTGATTGAGCGTCAGTATCTTTCCAAGCTTTAAGAAGCCTTGACGCGTTTTCTGGTCGACCTCTTGTTGGTACAATGTAAACACTTTTCATTTTGTCCCTCTTTATCGTGTTCTTTTAAATGTTGAAATAACATCTTTCTTAATTCTCTTAAATCTGTTAGCACCTCCTCAGCAAAACCGTTAGAAACTGGACGGCTGTTCTTTTCAGCGCGCGCAGCAAATATAGCAGCCACCCCAGATATGGTGGCAGCTGCTATAACGCCTAACTGAATAAAAAGACTATCCACGTCCCAATTCATCTTTCGGATTTAAAACTCGCATAAGAGGTGGAAGAATAGCTGCTAGGGCTGCGCTTGATAAACCTTTAGCGGTCAAATCCCCAGTGGCTAAGTAGTAGGCAAGCGCAGCGCTAAGTGCTGCGCGGCCCCAAGATGCCGCCACCTGCTGCGCCGTCTTGATTTGCTTCTTCTGTTTTGCGGTTGTCATCAGTTTTCTCCAAACCTAATGCCGATATTAATGTAGCTACTTGTGCGGAGTTTAATGCTATCTCAAAGTGCATTTCATCCTTGCGATATCTGTAGTCGCCGCCCCACTTTAATCCATACTTACGACAGAGCCTTCGTATGGTCTTGTCTTGCTCTTTGTTAAAGGTATTGACGGCCCCCAGGGGGTGCTTTGTAGCGTTCAGATCAATGGCGGTCCCACTGGCGTGATTGGAAATGACCGTCTGGGTGCCACGGATTTTGCGATAGCAATAGCCCCAATCGTCTAACTGACCTTCATCTAAAGCTTCAACTAGGCGGTGGAAGTCGGCGGCGAATGCTATAAGCAACGGCGCTACAGGCTCGGCAATGCGAAGCTTTAAATCAGTGCCTGGTACGCGCTTACGAATAATAGATATCTCTTCAGGATCGGCTGAGGCTGGCCAACCGTTCGCGCTTTTCTCCATAGGGCTATTTAAGAACAATCTTTATAGATTGTTCTAGCTCAGTAGCAGTTTTGCTTCATCAGAAGTAATGCCGAGGCGATCTAGTAGTGCTGCCTTTTGAGCTGCTTTAGCCTGTGTTATTTGCGCCCTAACAGCTATTTCGTTTTCATCTTTTTGATGTTGAGCCAATTCTTCCGCGTTCATTTCGCGTTCAATAATTTCGTTCGTTTCGGTGTTGTGAATTGTGATTATTGGTTTATCCATTTTAATTGACTCCATATACATAAACTGTTCCAGAAAGTGTGTTGGTGCTATTTGCTAGTAATGTGATGCTAGAAATTGCCGCGCTTGCCATATATTTGCCGAAAGTATGATACCAACCATTTTGGTTTGAATCATTAAAATTAAATTGACGGAATTCAAGAGGAATTTGTGAAGTATCATTACAGCGATAAATGTCCATTGAGCCAGATACAGCATTTCCACCGCTAGATGTGCCAATTTGATTGCTGAACTCAATCCAAGGTTGATTTTGTCCTGATTGAAAATCACTTCCGCCCATATAGCGCCGCCATTGTGAATAATAATAATTATTGCCAGTATCTCCATTTAGCCTTA